ACACGGGCAATGTCCCACAGGGTATCACCCTGCTTGACGGTGTACGTCTTGCCTGCCGGTGCAGTCGTGGTGTCGCGCTTTTGTGTGACGGTGGCTTTCTTCGTGCCGGAACTGCTCTCGCTCTTCTTGAACTCGATAGACTTTGTGTGGTACGGCGCGTATTGCAGCAATTCAATCTTCGCCATGACATCAACGCCGTAGCTGCCTGCGTCCTCGGCAAGCTCGTAGCTTTCGAGAGATACTGTCATCGGCTGTGCGCTCATCAGCTGTTCGCCGCTGTCGTCTATACGGATAACCGAGAACTCAAACGGCTTGCAGGCGGTCTTGAGCGATTCCAGCTTGCTCATATAATACTGTGCAGGCTGATAACCGCTCGGGTAGCACGCAAACGGGTATTCCCTGTTCGGCAGGAGCGCCGAAAAGCTGATTTTCGACAGTCCCGGCGTTTTCAGGACGTTCACCTGACCCTCGTTGATGAGGTTGATGGTCTTGTTCTGATTGCTGATCTTGATGGTCAGCGCACTCGGCGTGACCGGAAGGCGCACACCGTCCATGTAAAACTCGTACATATTTAGATGTGCACTCCTTCCGCACTGGTGACAAGCGCCTCGGTGACCTTGGCTTCCAGCAGATTGACTACGCCGTCCAGATCCATCTCGTTCGAGATGTTGTTGTGGTTAACCATTTCCACCTTGATCTCGGCGGTGGTGTACTTGTTGATGACCTGCCGCTCGGCAATATCGCGCAGCAGCTTGATGTCGTCCGAGGATACGCTCACATCGTCCGCAATCTGGGCGGTGTTGTCCGCGATGTTGGACAGCAAACCCGTTGCCGGATCGTCCGGCAGGTCAAGACCCAGCTTTTCAGAGATGCTGTTCTGGAGGTTTGCGCCCCAGTTGTAGCCGTTGGCGTAAGCCGTCGAATACTCGATCTTCTCCTTGTGCTTCACGTACTCCGTCCACCCGGACTGATCCTTGATCTTCTGGATTCTGTCGGTGTAGCTGTCGTAGAATGTGTCCAGACCGCTGGTGATATTGATCTTCACGCCCGGAATAAGATTGATGAGCTTCTCGATCGTCCTCACCATACCGCGGATGACGCCGACAACATACTGGCTGAGCTGCAAAAACAGGATTTCGATGGACGCAATCGGGTGCTGA